CGGTAGAAGTGTCGAAAGATCGATCAAACTGCTTTGAACATGAGCGATTGTTTCTTGATCCAAATCACTTGCCAACGGAACGAAACGGCTCATGTGGTAAGCTGCAACCTTGCGCTTATCTGGCAACATCTTTTCGGTCTTCTTGATGGTGAAGTTTGTTCCACCTTCGAATAAAAATGGTGGAACCTTTAGGTAGCCACTTTCGAAGGAGTCCTTGATAACATCATACAATTGGTTGCCCAATGCGAGGTAACGGGTCTTACCTTCGTGGTTCTCTTTGGTGTCCTTATCCTTTGGAAGAGGATCGCTGACAATCAAAGCTTGGCAGATGTACTGAAGTTTGCGGTAGTAAATCTTACCATTGTCTTTGTCGTCCTTTTTGTAGTATGCTGAGGAGAGTTTGCAGATTGGACAAACTTCGTGGATGCCCCATGTCTTCGGACAGACGATAGACTTCTTCTCACCGTTGATAACAAGCTGGTGCATCTTCTTTTCGATGAGGAAACCCATTGGGTTTTCGTCGTTTCTATCTGGAAGGAATCGGACTTCAGCGGAATCGCCCATGTCCATGTTGTAAAAAGGGTAATAGTTGTTCTGACCTACGTTACTGTTTTGTTCGTTCTTCTTGAAGGCAGCGCGTAGCGCTTCCATATCGATTTTACTCATGATGTTTTCCTTTTTCTTGTTGTGTTTCTTGTTGTTGTAATTTACTTTTCTCTTAATTCGGATGATGAATCCGTACTACTATTTATCATCTGAAGTAGAAAAAGCGAGGAATTTCAACAAGTGTAATCCAAGAAAAAGGGATTGTCAAGTGTAATCTAATTAGGCTCCACAACCGCCACTCTTTTTCGTAACAGAAACTCTAGTAACCCAACTGATGCCAGTACCTACGCATTAAAGTTGTATTACTGGATTAATTGTCATTCTCATTTTTGTCGTACTCATAGCGATCCCGATCACGGCTACGAAGTTTCCGACTGTTACCGGTGCTACAGTTGTTAGTCTACCGGCTATAGCGTCGCTGATATAATAGGTTGCACCAGCCGTTAATCCACCGACTTGTCCTGTTACGGCATCCCACTCGGCTGTTGTAGCTGTAAAAAATACCTCACCTGATATATTTCCAGTAGCTGCTGATGCAATAGTCGCGTCGGCAACTAATCCAACTGCTTTGGTTGTCGCTAGAATGTTTGCTCTCGCCAAATCCACGTTATCAGCAGAAGATACGTACACTGGAGCACACTTAATAATTGGGCTTGCATTAGCATTAATTGCTGTTGTTATGGCTGTATTGGTTGCTAAAATACTATCAACATAAAACTTGGTTGCTAAATCTTGTGGGAGCGTAGGATTGCCAGCATTTATAATCTTGAAAGCACCCATGTTTATCGCACCAGTCATGGTGCCACCACTCAAAGGCAAGTAACTGCTCAATGAACTCACTAAAAATCCCAACGGAACAGCGTCGCTTGCCAATAATGGGTTAGGAAGACCAGTAACCGTTATACCAACGGTCGTCGGAAAGACTAATGAACCTGTCATCGAGTCGCCTGCTCTATTGACCTTGGCGACTAATGCAGTGACTACAGAAACAAACGCATCCTGAACATCAGTTGGTAAAGGAATGACTGGTGCGACTGGCGTCACTGTTATTGTTGTTGCTGCTTGATTGTGTGGAAGTGGTGTACGCGGATCAGACATTCTTGGATCGTTGTCGCCGACTGCTAATGGAGTTGCTGGGATAGCTGGGTTTAAGGTTAAATAAACGGAACCTAGTTGTGTGGCAGATGCCAATACTTGATTTCCTGGGACTCCTTGTAGTCCTTGAAGACCCAAACCACCCAAGCCTTGGTCGAAAATAATCTTTGTTGAATTGATAGTTCGTCCAACAGGAGGAGCTTTGTTTGGATGGTTAATTGGATCGGAAACAAATGGATCTATTGTGACTAAAATACCGTTGTTAACCCATAAAGTAATGTTCGGTGAAGCCCAATTCCAGTTAGGATTATCAACTACACCTTGAAGGACGGTTAGAGCTTGCTGACCTATTAATGCATTGTTTAAGATTATACCCAACACTTTGGTCGAGGTATCTTCATAGATGGCTGGATTTAGCTTTGTCGGATCAAGTGAATCTACAGAAACGACTTGATACGCTGCCATATTTTGTGTAACGTTTCCGAACGTGAATGAATCTTCTAACTTCAACGGTTGTGTCTGACCGGTTGCACTGATGAACGGACTTTCTGTTGTAAAGAATTGACCATTGACAAGTTTGACCGCCACTCCATTTTGGTCATAGAATATGAAACCTGATAGAATAGCCGTATTGTTTCCGACTTGACTTCCAACATCGTATGTCACTAGTTGTCCGGTTGTTAATCCAATAGTCGGCACGTGCTGTAAAAAGCCAGTGATGATCGGAGAAGGAACAATTTGGCTGACCGTGATTTCGCTTCGGTTCAAACCGACATTGAAAATATAGGCTGTTACGTTGTAACTACCATTATTTAGACCGCCTCCAACGATTGTTATTGCGTCTCCAATAACAAATTCTGCTGTTATGTTTCCAGTGACGTAAAAAGTTTTCTGGACATTGTTACCACCAAGCAAGGCGTATTCGTTGGTGACTTGTGTGTTCTGAAGATTACCAGCGAAAACGCGAATCTTATTAACCCAATTTGTGCCATTCCAAACGAACATTCCATTCGTGAGTGTATTAAACCAGTGTTGATCAATTACTGGTGATGGTGGCGCAACCGGTCCAAAAACCGGAAACGAATTGGTGTATCCGTAGGTTTTGATACCTGTGATAACGTTCAAATCCCAATAGAACCAGTAAGACAAAGTTCCGAGGAATGGTCCAAGAAAAGCTTGAATCTGAGTATTGTCCTGCTCTCGTATCAAATATTCAGACGGTCCTTGAGAAAAGCTTACAAGGAGTGGTCCAATTGTGGTATCAACGTAGACATCTCCACCAAGCAATTTAAGAAAATTTGGCTGATTTGAAAAATTATGAGAGCACTGAACAATGCCTTGTCGAAAAGGTATCTGCATTTAGCATCCTTGGTTTGTATAAATAAGTAAGTATGGTGATACTTTCTATTTATTAACAGCTTGTGTTAAATCATTGAGGAGGATACGTCAATGAAATATGTTTTTTTGAAATGGTGGTTGTTATTCTGCGTAACTATAGCTAGTAGCGTATATGTCTACAATCTTGGTTTGTTCTCTAAGTTATGGGCGCTCGATCTATCCAAGATGAGTTTTGTCACATTGGGTTTGTATGTTGTGATGTCGCTTTACATCGGATATCAGACGTGGCGCGTCTCAAGAAAAAATCGAACGGATCATGATATTCACAAAACGGTTATTTCTTTACCGGGTTTTTGGTTTTCGTCAGAAGCTATGATGGTTTGTGGAATGATCGGTACTGTCATTGGATTTATATTGGCTCTTCGTCCAGCATTTTCGAACTTTACTATTGCACAAACAGAAGTCATCGCCCAAATGGCTAGCGGTATGGCAACATCCTGTCTAGCAACGCTATGTGGACTTTTGACTATGGTTCTGACGCGAACGCAATTGGTTAGCCTGGAGTATTTCCTAAATGAAGACGAAACCGCTGATAACGGGTAGCCACTCTAAGTATTCTACAAATATTTCGTTCCTAGATATCTTGATGAACATCATTCTAGCGTTCGTTATCATGTTTCTTTTGGCTTTTCTTCAGATCAACGAAAAGATTGTAAAGACTCCACAAGTCGAATCTAAGGCTGAGGTTTTAATAATTTTGACTTGGTCAGATTATAACAATGATGATATCGACCTTTGGATGCAGCTTCCTGACCGACAAACTGTTAACTTCAATACGAAGGATATGGGGTTTGCACACCTAGAACGCGATGATCGTGGAATTGGTGGTGATATTGTCGATTTGCCTGAAGGTGGTAGAAAATTTATTCGGTTAAACAAAGAGGTTTTGACCTTACGTGCGATGGTTCCAGGACGATATGATGTAAATGTTCAGTTTTATAATGTCAACGAAGGTGCGATGTATGATGAGTCAAGAGTGACGCCAGTGAAGGCGCCATTCAAAGGGAAAGTAACGTTAGCTCGAATCAATCCTAGTTACGAAGAACTTGATGTTGTTGAAGTATTAATGAGTGCTCCGGGAGATGAAAAAACAGCGTTTTCTTTTACAATTAACGATGAGTTAAAAATCGTTGATATCACACACAATCCAGTTTTGTTTGTTACAAAGACTCCATTCGCATCTGATGGAATGGGACACCACAACGACGCGGCGGGTCACTAACATGATGGCAAGTCAATTAATTTATATGTTACCATTGACTATTTTGATAGTCATCTTATCAGTGTTTTTTGCGTTTTTATTGATTAAAACAAAAATGAATTATTACGTTAAGTTTCTTGGTATTCCGTTACTTATTTTTACATCAATCTTTGCATATAAATTTCTTGATTCTTCTCTCGGATATGCATATCCCGCAGATATTCCAGGTAAGTTCATTCTATTGGGATATGAGGTTGTTGAGAAGGAACATGTAAAAAATATTGAATTATGGATATCTTCGGACCCAGCCAGAACCCGTTTGTTAAAACTTCCATATTCAAAAGAGATACTTCAAAAGCTTTGGGAGGCTCAAGAACTAGCGCATGGTAGACCACTAATGGGAGAGTTTAAAGATGGAAAAATGGGAGATTTTGTCTCTAATTTTAATTTTTACCCCTTCAATATATATGAAGCGTTGCCGAAGGGTGAACCACCCAAAAGCACTATTCGTTAGGTATTTCCATCTCCCCTGGTCGGTGGAGGAGTGATGGTACCCTTCCAACCAGTTGTTGAATCGTAATCCAGTAGTGCTTGTATGTCTGTTAACGCTGCTATAGCACCTTTGTGCGCGAAAGATACAAAGTAATTCGTGGAAATGAAACTAAACAATGTCTGACCCAATCCGATGAGTTGAACAGCCGTCATCGGTACGTCTACATTATCTTTAGAACGCCATATAAACCCTGCTGGCATGTCTTGCCCCTGTTGAAGTAAAAGCATTGCAAACGTAACAGAACCAGAAATGTTCTGAATAGAGGTTGCGTCCGACTGGAATGTATGACCCATATAATCGAATCCACACCGATTATGCTCGGTAAGTTGTTCGTTAACAATTTTATTATTCCAAGTTTGTAGATTTTCGACGGTTTCGTTCCATACACCTTGTTCATTTTGTACTATGTAACCTGGATTCATTTTTTACCTCGTAGTTGTAGGAGTATATATTAATTGAGCATAGTCGATGTCTGCGACTCTAGCTGTTATGCCTGCGGCTTTGAATATGGTTGCATTAAACCCAATAGCAGTCGTTGGAATGTTTGTGGTGATTGTGGCTACAAGAGCATCATCGATATAGAAATCAACGGAAGTACCCGCTGCATTTATCAAAATTCCAAGTTTGTACCATTGGTTAGCATTAACAGTTATGCCAGTATCAACTCTTGTGCCTACCCCAGCATTCTGTGTTGCGGCTCTCCAAGTTGTTGTTACTGTTGAGTGATACACAAAAAATACGCCGTTTGCGTTTGCGTTTGCATCAACAAAACCCATCTGAAAAATATATTCTTGTGCAACTGAACTGAGAACTGGTACCATCACTCTCCATTCTGTATAGTACTGACCATGACCGAGTATGAAACAATCAAGACTTAAGGACATGGCTGCTACTCCTGTAGTAGTCGTTCCAGTCGATAGTTCCATAACACCAAGACTGTTGTTTCCAGATGTCACTAGGTTGGGATTACTTGCGACTGAAGCGCCAGCGCCAGTTTCTAAAACGGTCCACCCCTCACCAAAAATTGCACCTGTTGCAATATTTGCGTCGTACAAAAAGTCATCAAACACACATCCAAATCCTCTTCCACCACTTTGAAAAATTGGTTGCCATGCGCCATTAACGAATTGTTCGGTTACACCTAAATCTGTATTTGTACGCATTGTTCCATTGGAAGGAGAAGCAGGACGTTGTGCAATCGTTCCAGAAGGCAAAACAATTCCTTGCGTGCCAGAAATTGTCAACACGTTCGCACCGGGATCTGCTGTTAGGATTCCGGCTATAGAACTTGCATCATTGTCGAATGTAAAAGCCATATCTTACCTTGTCGTTGTCAATGAATAATAGAATTGCGCATAATCTACATATAGACTTCTAGAAGCCGTTCCGGCTGATTTCTGAACCATCATATTTACTCCGAATGGATTAACTGGAATATTCGTTGTTACAGTATCCAGTAGCACACCATTGATGTTAAAAGAGACTGAAGAAGCTGCTGCGTTTATCAAAATTCCAAGTGTATACCATGTCCCGGCAACAATCGTCATAATGGCTACTGTGCTCGTTGCTACGCTTGCATTCCGACAAGTGCCTCGTAATCCAGTTGTGGCGTTATGAAAAAAGTAAGCTCCGTTTGCGCCTAGTGTTGTCGCATCGTCTTTGAATCCTATACGTGCTGTAAATGCATCACCAGCGGTTGCCAGTGTTGGTATCTGTATGCGCCATTCACCGTATAACGTGCCATAACCAAGAGCAAAACAATTTTGGGCTAAATATGCTGATGCTACTCCAGTGGTTGTTGTGCCTGTGCTTAATTGAACAACCCCAATATCATTGTTACCAGCACTTAACACACTTGAAATACCATTTACTGCTGCTCCAGTTCCCGCAAGGAACCGTGTCCAACCTTTCGCAAAGGGAGTTGCGACCGCCGCGTTATCAATTAAAAAATCATCAAAAAATGAATTATAGCTCCTTCCGCCTACACTACCCGGAGGTTGCCAACTACTATTACCATAAAGCTCTGGAACTACTAAACTTGAATTGTTTCGGATCATACCATTTGCTGGTGATCCGGGACGTTGTGCGGTCGTGCCCGTAGGCACGAGAAGTCCCTGCGTACCAGCAACAGTAAGCACATTAGCGCCAGGATCAAACGTGAGAACGTTCGTTATTTTGCCTAAATCATTATCAAATATCAAAGCAGCCATTTCTTATCTCGCAGTCGTTAATGCACATGTCATTTGAGCGTAATCAATTTCTAATGTCCTGGCTGTTGTTCCTGCTGTTTTTACAATTTGTGCTCCAAAGCCGGTCACGTTAGGAATCTCGGCGCCCCCTGTTGGAATGTTCGTTGTGGTCGTTACAACAAGCGTGTCGTTAATGTAAAACCCGACCGATGTTCCATCAGCATTCATTAGGATGCCGAGTTTATACCAAGTCGCTGAGGCTATCGCTGTGCCACTGGATGTTGAAGTTGCTGTACCACCATTGATAGTGACACAATTCCATACTGGCGCGTTACCACCAGTTCCCAAAAAGTAAACACCGTTTTGAGCAACGCCTGTCGTCCAAACATCATCGAAACCAATACGGACATTGTAAGCTTGTGCTGTCGTGCTAGTGTTTGGCATATTGACACGCCACTCCGCATAAAACTTCGAGTAGCCAAACAAAAAGGCATTCGAACTTATAAATGCCGAGGCGAGACCGGTGGTCGTCGTTCCAGTCGATAATTCCATAATACCAAACGTGTTATTAGCCGACGTTAGTAAGGTTGTATTACCCCTGATCGCTGCCCCCGTTCCTGTAGTGGAAACACGCCAACCAAAACGTCCAAAACCCGAAACTTGTGCTGAAGTGGTAATCAAAAAATCATCAAATATTGTGTTGTAACTAGAGCCACCATTGCTAAAAATTGGTTGCCAGGAGCCATTTACATACTCTTCAATGAAATCGAAGTCTGAATTATTTCTTAGGGTTCCATTAACAGGCGAGCCTGGGCGTTGCGCAGTGGTTCCAGATGGAATTTGTGCAGCTTGTACGTTATTCAAAGTTAAAACGTTCGCGCCGGGATCAAGAGTTAAAACGTTTTGTATTAAGCCCTGGTCATCGTCAAATAACAAAGCCATTAGTTTGTGACCTCAGTTGTCCTCACATAAGCAACCCAACGAATTGTTTTAGCGGCTTCGCCGTTAACCTGAATACGTAGTGAGCCGTTGGTTGTATCGGCGTCAACGTTCGCATCCCATGCTGCATTGGACTCCGCGAGAATAGTCTTTGTCACACCACCTTGAATAGCTGTTGATGCGGCATTGGCGTCTCTATAAATCAACCCTTGGAATGTATATGCAGCACGACCACCAGTCGCATCCGTTCGACGTGCCACGAGAGAGATGAAGAAATTGTAAGCTGAGTTATTTGGAAGAACATGCCGAATTGTTGAACCATCTACGAACAGTTCTGTCGTTGTAGCATTCGTCGTAGAGTTGCGCATTATAATTTCGCTCTTCTGTGCATCGCCAGCGGTTGCGAAGTCACCAGTAGCAAATGCTTTCTCACCTTGTATTCTTGCATTCGTACCTTGACCAATTGCAATGCTGTTTGTTGCAGTTGCTGAAGAACCAGTACCGATTGCGACAGCATTAGTTCCTGCTACTAGCGGAGTAGTTGGAGTGCTTGGATTCTCTTTGTATAACTGGAGCGTTGTGGCTGCTGTGCGCCACGCACCTGTACTGTAGAAGTAAAACAAGTTATTTGTCGTGTCGATTTCAATTGGCGCTCTACCTGTAAATGTTGTTGGTGTTCCTGCTGGTGTTCCTGCTGAAGTTGTGATGTATAAAAAACCATCAGTTGCGTTCGTAGCAACGGCAGCATTTCCAAGAACCAATGATCCTGCTTGTGTAAACTGACCAACCTGGGTTGCGCCATTGGTGTTAAACGTGATCGTTGAACCAGTTCCTGTGCCGGTTACTGCACCAGCTTGAATTGTGACTGCACCACCGTTTTGGTTTGTACCAACACCAGCAGAACCCGAAATTGTTATTGCTCCACCAGCACCAGCAACGGGTGTGCCACCAGTTATTGCTACGCCGCCAGCATTGCCTGATGCTGTTCCGCCTGCACCACCTGTAATGTTGGCTGCACCACCGACACCTATCGTTCCACCAACACCACCAGTGACTAGAGCCTGACCACCCGTACCTGATGTTGCACCATTACCACCAATCAACGTAGCATTTGAACCTGTTGTTGTTGCTGTTGTTGGTGTTCCACCCTTGATCGTAATCGCTGCTCCAGCAGCGCTATCAGCACCTTGTAAGGTAACCACGCCAACATTAGTTACTGTTAAGATGTCGTTGGCTTGTGCTTGAATTCTGATTGGATTCGCAGTAGAGGCGGCGATTGTACTAACATCAACGAGAAATTGAGCGCCCGCGCCATTAGTAGCGGCTGAATTTTCTGTGAACGTAAATGCTGTTTTTGCGGCTGTTGTTAATGCCCAATTCCAGGTTTGAGCATTGTCGCCATTGTTTATAGAATTAGCCCCGCTCGCCGCCGTAATTTTATCTAATGGTATTGTTCCATTGGCATTGCCGGTACCACCATTGGCTGTACCAAGAATTGATACTCCGACTGTCGCAGCCTTGGAAAGATCGATAGAACCAAAACCTAATACGGTGCCCGCTCCATCCACGCGAAGGATTTGATCCGTAGTGCCTGTGATTGCTGCAACGTCAGCTATAGCGGTTAAGGTGACTCCGAGTACAGACAATCCAACGATTTGTGTCAAGTTTGAAAACGGTAGATCATTTGAGACACCATTTGTTAAATCTACTTGAGACCAAGCCGGATTGTTTGAAGCTCCCGTGTTAGACAAATAACGCGTGGTGTTTATGTCTTTTGCTAGTTGGGTTAAGGTGTTGACAGCAGAAGCGTAAATCAGATCGCCTTGTGTATATGAAGTTAAATCAGTTCCGCCTTTTGTTGTGGCTATCGTTGTTGCGCTCCATGCTCCAGTCGTAACTGTACCAAGAGTGGTTATTGAAGTCTGACCGACATAGGCTACATCAATATCGACAGTCGGATCACCCGCGACACCATCACCATTCGAAAGAGATATTCTGTTCGTTGTACCTTGGATTGTACGGGTTGTTGAAGTTCCTGAACCGGTAATGACATAGATTCCAGTTGTTGCGATTCCAGCCAAAGCGGTCAAATCGGAATCCAAAGGTTGAAAACCGCCAGAAACAAAATCTTCTGTAGCAGCAATATCCCAATCAGTGTCCAACGGACCAGTTTTTATATACAACGTTCCGGTAGTACGAAGATAGATCGAACCTTCTGCTGTTGAAAAACCAGTTACAGTAGGATCAGCAACCGCTGCTGTTACGGAAGATGTAGTAGTATCGTCAATGAATAACGCCAATCCGTTTTCATCAAGTTCAAAGGATAATGTGATATCGATTGCCATCTTATGGTCCCACCGCTACTATACGCTTAATTTCGTAATCAAATGCTACTGACGCAGACACTGTTAGTGTTAATGCAGATCCTGCGGATGTTACATCGAAATCCAACCCCGTAATCACACCACCTACATTCAATAAATTCGATGCGGAAAAATTGACATTATTAGCATCGTCGCGAATAGCGAAAATATCTCTTGCTCGAACTCTAGTGGTATCTGAATTACTATTTACCCTTACGAGCCAACGAGCCAAATTGATTCCAACCGGCAGCGTATCAGAAGCGGAAAGTACATTTGTGCCTTTGAATTCCGCGTTATTTTGGTAAATAAATGCATTGAGCTTTGCGGTTGCTAGCTCTAGGTTGTCGTTTGTTCCAATGATAGTTCCGACTGTGTACGGACCGCCACCGGTTGGGTTTGCATAATCAGGTGTTTCCGCACCCGGCGCGTCTTTGCCTATAAAAGCTCTGATAGCCGCTTCTTCAGCAGCACTACCAAAACCAGCCATTGCCCATACTGTACCATTGTATGACCAAAGTTGTCCCGTGCCAGTGCCCTCAAGAATATAGACGAAGTCACCAGCAGTTGCTGTATTGGAGTCTTCGATGAGTGTTGCGCCTGATCCTGGGTTACCATTAACAACATAGACATTTTCATCACCCACGGTGAGGTTCGTTAGAAGAATTCTATTGCCATTGATAAACAAGTTTGAGTTAAGTCCACCGATATTTCCGGGTGTTCCTATATCGTTAAGTTCGGTTTCAACCGCCGTAATGTTTGCCCAAACGGATGTATCGACAACACGGGCTGGCTCTCTCCAAGAACTATCAACGAAGGTGTTTACGTTTCTCCAATCGGTGCTATCATTGGCTACGTCACGATACTTTTGATAAAGTTTAGTCGTGATAGAGTTTCCATTATTCACAACCCACAGCGAACCGATCCGTGCATTTTGAGCGTCGGTTTGAATGTTTGGTGCCGATGTTCCAGTCAGTAGTTGTACGAAGGACGATGGATCAACGACGATCTCAAGTCCTCGTTTCGCACGGTGAAAATCTGTGGTCATTTCTTTTTAAATTCCTTTAATTGGTTGGCCAACCAGTATTAATGTCATAGCTGACTAGCACGTCATAATCTGTTATTGCGTCAATGTTATTCTTGTGAAACCAACTGTTTTTATGAACTGCCCAAACATAGTTGAAAAGGGATGTTCCCAAATCTAACATCTTATTTGCATCAACAGGAATTGGATCATTATTGATATCTCTCCAAACGAAATCAGGAGGTAAATCTTCGCTGCGGTTCAAAGCATTTAATGCCATCAAAGACGCACCAATGATCTTAATTATCGAGAATTGATCAGATTGGATAGTACTTTTGTCATACACAAAACCAGCGTAAATGAGCTTGTCTCGAATGGCGTTAACTTTCTTTTTTAGATCCGCTTTGAGTTGATCAAGTTTTGAAGAGTTAATCTCTTCTTTTGTCAAAACCCGAACGGCATCGTTCTCTACAATCCAAAGTGCAGGATCGGTGTCCTTTACTGCACTCAAATCGGGATTGATAATCCACTCAGCAGGATCAAAATCAGGTGTATTGACACTCATTAAATATTGATTTGTTGTTTTATTCAGTACGTCAGCCATTAAATGAATCTCCTCTTTTTAGATAGCGTGCCTTCCTCATATATAGGTCCGTTTACAGGAACACCATCATTTGCACTTGCTACATCAATAGCCCATGCTCGTGGACGAATAGCAAGCGTTCGTGCCACCCATGCCTCTGAATCTGATAATGTAAACGTGCCTGGATTGACTGGCTGGCTACTTTGATTCAGTCTAGCAGATCCAACCTCAGCACTATTATTTGCGCCTCCACCCGACTGAGTATCGGTACCATTTGTGAAACCGGCTGGATATACACTAACAGTTGCATCATCATCTGCTCCACCAGTTGAGGCTAACCATAACCATGCTTCTGGACCTCCTGATGGACCCAAACTTGGTGGATTGGGATTAGCTGAAGTTCCAGTTACTGCTCCGGAAGTAACCACACCAGGACCAACAAAGTTATTAGTGATTCTGTATACTTGACCAGCGCCATTACTTCCAACGTTCGTTGGAACGTTAACTGTTGTTCCACCCTCAGTGCCGTCAGCTAATTTTGTGTAAATTGCGTATGTACATGTAGCGTTTGTTGTTGGACCAATAACAGACCATCCTGTTGGTGTTGTACCAAATGTAGCACTTTCGACAGCGATCATCATCACTAGACGATCATTTTCATTGACTGTTGCTGGCATGCTTACATTATGCGTAGTAGAATTCGCAGCAAATGAAGTCTCGGTGATAGAAGCGACAGTTGGGTATGAAATCTGTGTAGCTGGTGGTTCATAATCCATTTTGTAGCGATTGATGAGTCCTGTGTAGATACCGTCATGTCCACGACATGCAAATAATGTTTCAACTTCCGCATCTGTTAACACACGATTGTAAGTGCGAACGTCATCTAAAGCACCATTTAGCTCAAATCCAGCATCCCATTCTGCCATTCCAAGAAAGAGATTATTTGCATTTGAGGCAAGTGTAGCCGGAATAGTTCCAAAATATGTCAATGTTTGTTGGACACCATCAAAGTAAAACTTTAAACGATCAGCGTTAGTTGCACCACCCCCGTTATACACCATACACCAATGATGAAATAAACCATCTACAGATAAGATATTCGTTGTTGTTATTCCAAATTGCGTTGCGTCAGTCCCACCATTTTTTGCATTAACAATTACATCATTGTTATTACCAGCACCATCACTTTGCATACCCCAATGTGTTCCCGTGCTCGGACCTTTATCGATAACATGTTGATAGTCTGACAACGCAGTGATTCGAACCCACACCGAAAGAGTTAATGTGACTAACCCATCGAGAGCGTCAATATCGAAACAATTTACACCATCGACATTTCCACTAGAAAAATTGAGTGCCATTATGTCGTAAACTCCCAAACTAGTTCCAATAAGTCCCAATCTCCTGTTAGCGTATCTCCTACTTGTGTACCACGTCGAGTTAATTCAAATTGACGGAATTCACCAGCAGTCCAACCAAGAGTAGCCAATGAAATTGTCTGGCTGTCATATTGGAAATTGGTATTCGTTGGGATTGAAAGTGTTGTTAAATTCAAAGCCGCAGACCACGCACCTACGGCAGTGTTATCTGGAACAACTCTATGATATAGCGTCGGTTGAACTGTTTGTGTTGCTCCTGGTGCTGTTTGAGCACGGCTCTTGATATAAATGGTGACGTTGACTGCGCCTGTTGGAACAGTAAATGCTCCACCAACACCTTCTTCGGTTGTGTCATCAAATCTACGAACAACCAAACCGGCGTCTGCTGTATCAGCAGATGCAGGAGCGCGGGCGTTGACCGCCCAATTTGCTGTACCTGGGCTATCAAGTTGATCCGCCTGGAATGTGAAGCGTTGGATAAATGCACCAGCAGCCGCAATAGTGATTGAACCTGCTGCCGGTGTTATTGTAATACCAGCACCAGCCGTTATCGTCTTATACTCAAGTCCAGTAGCACCAGTATTGACAGCGAGAACTTGATTTGCGGTACCAATAGAAGCCAAACCTGTACCACCTCTTGTCGTTGCAATGGTCGTAGCACTCCAAGTACCAGTCGTAACAGTTCCCAACGTTATAATCGACGTTTGACCCGCATATGTTGCATCTATGTCGATTGTTGGGTTTCCTGCAACACCCGATCCATTTGAAACAGAAACTCTAGAGGCAGTTCCTAAGATTGAACGCGTCGTTGATGTACCTGAACCTGTAATGACGTAAATTCCGGTTGTCGCAATTGCAGCCAGGGCGGTCAAATCCGCATCTAAAGTTTGGAAGCCAGTAATTGCGTGAGAATGATCGCTACGTGAGAGTGTATTTGCTATACCATCCGCATTTGTCGAAACTGGTGTTAAATTTGCGATTGGCGCTGCCGTTGAAATTGGATCTGAGCTATTTGCTCCATGTCGAGCGGCATGCGCAGGAATATCAACACCATCAACTAAGTTTACGTTAGTGATGCTATTTCCGCCCATATTTAGACCACCAGACATTGCGCGTGTACCATTCACAAGTAGATATTGCAAGTGGTCATCGTTCGATAAACCTAATAAGTCACCATGCTGAATACCACCAGAAATACTTGGTGCAGTAAATCCTAATCTTGGTCGAATATCCTGAATTTGAACTATATTAGGATTGCCTTCTTGAATAATAAGTGTAGCAATTGGAACTGCAAGATCAGCAAAAAAAACTGGTGGATTTGGTAAGTCAGCGATTTGTACTTCTAATAATGTTTCATATTGAGCTTGCGCAGTAACAACTGCATATGTTTCTTCTGAACCTTCACCCGCCAAATATAATGAATGTTTTGCATACCATCCAGGTGTAAGTGCCGTCAGATTGGTCAAATCATCATAATTAGCATTATCGACAACCGTTTGCCCTGTTAATTGATCTTGAACACCACCTGTATGAAAAAACTTAATGAACGTGATCGCTGATCCACCACTTGGATTTACAATACGTTTGGAATAATAGTATGTGCCCCCTGTAACATCTAATTCTAATGGTGTTACATTTTCAGTTACGATAGATCCAGTACCGAAAATAGATCCAATAGCTTTTCTTAAAAATTCATCGAGAAATGTTGCTGAGGCGTTTGCGACTAAAGGAATTTTTGACAGAAAGGCAATTGTGCCGCCGCCAGTTCTTGCTCTTCCGAGTAAAATTGTCTCGATTACATTTGGAATACTACCAGCAAAAGTAATCGTGCCGGCGTTGTCAATGTAGATATAATTTTGTGTATTATCTGCTACAGTTATAAGGGTTGTTGTCCAAGCAACACGTTTCTCGCGAAGCGTGACAGAATCAAGCAAATAACCATATCCAGCAGAAATTTCAACCTCTAATGGATTGAGTGTTCTTGATAATACTCCTCCTGATAAGACCCCTGTTGGTGATGCTTGCTGTATCAAGTCAGTGACATCAGTAATGTCGTTCTGTGTAGCTCCCAGGAAAAGTGGTCCAACCAAAACTGATCCGTCATCTGTTGCAACGCTGTCGTAATTCAATCCTAGTGATGTTCCAGTCGTAACGAACACAAAATGTCGATTCGCTACCCCGTTAAAGAATCCAGTAGTCCCCGGATGTTCAACTGCAAGGTCAGCAGTAACCCCATTGAGCAATGTTAGGTTTGATGTTTGAAGTATCGGTGCTGCTCCCACATTCTCCACAAACACGTTCCGATTGAATCCAGACACAGAAATTCCTGACGTAGTGGTAAATATTGCGCCATCGTTAATACGAATTCCATCTCCAATAGTGGTAGTACTTTGCACGAACAAACTATTCGCATCGAATGTTGCTCCTGTTCCTTGTACGAAAGCAGCTTCAATGAAGTTTGTTCCATTCATCTCCGATGCCAATCCTATAAAGTTCCTAAGAACTGTTTGTTGTCCTGCTGTTGACGTGACACGGAAAAATCTACGAGTTTCTGCCCCGGAGTTTTGACGAGTAAATCGCAACAATACAAGTGCTGGAGTTGCTGTGGTTTCAACTACGATATGTTCGTAACAGTTCGAAATTCCAACATAATCCAAAACGGCAGGCACGGGTGCTGAAATAACTCTGATTGCCGCCGCATTTATTCCTGTCGCTCCCTGAATTTGAACCTTACTCAATCGACAGTTTGAACCGTTTATTATGAACACATCGTTTGTAGATACCGTTGGTTGGACGATGACGGTGTTATCACCAATCGCTTCGACTGACACAAACGATTTTAGAGTGATAGGGTCTTCCGTGTAAATTCCGGGATAAATTTGAACCGTAAACGAATTTGTTGAAGAGTTTGTTGTAATGCTATCAACGGCGTCTTTAATCGAGCTAAACTGACCCACACTTGGATCTTTTGCAACAATTATCGCATTCGTATGAACATCATCATTTACTTGCCAATCGGTACCTGTGTAGTAGAAAAGACGATTTGGATAGGTACCTCGTTTGACAAACAATACATCTGCGTGTGTTTCATTATTTGAAACTTCACTGAATGTTGCAGAGGCTTGATCATAGACGTATACGTTTGGACCTCCTCCACCAATGATAGCGGTGAACAACACACGTTGGAGATCTGTGATTGATTCACCATCAACAATAATTGGATTACCGGGTGTTCCTGTTGGTGGAGTTATTGATACTAAATCTATGACTTCTACAGGATTGCGCCATGAATCGGTCGTTTGGTCAATGACAAACTGTTCTGTTGCCATGATTTGCCATTTATTAGCACCCGTTCCCGCGATTTGCTTAATAAACGCATCTCCGCTCGTGTCAAGGTAAAATGAACCAACTTGGGCTGTGTTGGTATCGCCAGTTACACCTGGACTGCCCGCACCTTGGAGAATCCTTACAGAACGGTCTAGTTCAATACCTTTGGAAAGACGAAAAAATTCAAGCATCTATCATGTTCCTATTGTTATCAACTTATTTATACAGAAACAGGTTCTCTGAGGAGATCGACTGTGACTGGAAATGCTTCATTGTTTGTTAATTGAAGATTGATGTTTAAGCCAGACGTTACAACGTCCACGTCAATATCAAGAGCGGCTCCAACTTGTGAATACTCCGTAAATGAAGGATTTCCATAATGGGTTAACATATTAATCTGGAAACCTAGAGTTTCGTCTGAAGCATCATGAGACACGGCGAGTAACCATTTAACTTGATAATAGTTAATATGATTAACTTGATCGATTGTTATTGTAGCACCGGGTCCGACAGATATACCGGTCGCCGCCGTGAGTAGAATGTCACATCCAACATCCGCCGCACATGGATTCGGAATACAATTCGAGGTTGGTGGTGGAGCGACAGTGTTTAATTGATCTGACGAGATTGCCATTCTAGAACCTACCACGGCGATATCGTTTACGTCATAGTTTGTTACTTTTAATAAAACTTTCGTACCGTATGCAACAACGTCGATGTCTGCAAAAATTCCTGTTGGTCCTACGATTGCGTATTGCGTTTGGCTAAATTGTGCAACCCCCTGAACACTGTAGACTTCTCGCGCCTCAATATTTCCGGCTGTTAGGTCTAAGAGTGTCAAAAGCCATTTCTCAGCTTTGTAAAAACGAAATGGAACTGTATCAATTACAACTGTTTGACCAGTTGGCACTGTAGTGTCGTGAATTTGTGTAATGTTCATCGGAGCAAACTCGGGAGGAATCGGCACCGTAGGAACCGGAATACGAGGCACAGGTACTCGCGTCAAATAAACTATAATTTCATTCGGTTCATTGTTTGTTATTTCTAGCTGTAAATTACCACCACCGATTGTGACATTCGCGGAATGATTAACACCGTTTCCTTGTATGGAGTAAACAGTGAAGACTGGTGAAGTTCCATCTTGATGAATCCCGTAGAGTTCATACATTTCAACGTCGTTTGTGTGATGGTCTACGAGAGCGACAAACCATTTTGCGCCTCGATAATCACTCAATGGTATAGCGTCAACGATGACAGTTGCTGCACTATTAACAACCACAACGCCCGTAATTGCTTGAATTGTGGGCACTATTGGAATGTTTAAAAATTCTGAAACATGGCAACCTGAGGAATCTTCGCTAGGTTTGGCTAAAATAACACTCATAAAAACCCCTTTATGATTTAACTGGTTAAGGTATTTATCCGATAAACATCCGGTACTTGGATAGGATCATCCGATAAATATCTGATACTTGGATAGGATCAATAATGGCAAACAAAATAATCACCGCCCGTTTCACCCAATGTGGTTCGCCAGCATTAGGATTAACTCCGACAATCAATATTTGGGAATTAGATCCAATAAATCCGCTTGTTTACACGCAAGTGGTTACTAACGGACCTTTGACTGAATTGTTTCCCGGTTGGTATCGTTACGACTTTACTACTTATGATTACGCTAAAAACTACATCTTCACGATAGATGGGGGTGCTACTTTACCTCCTAGCGAAAGATACCAATACGGAGGAAACGAGAGCTACGAAGAGGATATCGCCTTCCAGGTTTGGGAAGAGAACCTTTTGGCTCACTTAACCATCAATTCGGCTGGATTGACTTTGAGTCAGATCAAAGCCGATACCACTACGATCATTATCAATGAGGTTGCGATTTTAGCTCTACTGACTTACGTCAGAAAGCTCTTAAGCAACAGAAATCGTATCGATCAAGTAGCAAACACTTTGATACTTTACGATGACGATGCAATAACACCATTGTTAGTGTTTGACCTTAAAGATTTTGGTGGTTTGCCAAGTATCAATCCGATTGCGGAAAGAGACCCACAATAAAAGGAATATAAATGGCTTTTAAATTGTTAGGTGGTGTCAAGTCATATGGCTTAGGTTTTGACAGCACCGCTTACATGGCTGGAAATATATTCGAATTGTATCCAGTCAGTGCTGTTGCAAAGGTTCCTGGTGGTGGTATGGAAGGTGTTATACCATTAGCACCCGGTCAAATACAGAATTTGTATCAGCCTGTTGGAGCAGCGTATCTTGTACCGTGGCGACGTGACTTCAAACCGACAAATATTCAACATGTTGGCATCAAGATCAAGTTTCAGGGTGATGAAACATTCGCTTCTGAGAACTATTTTTTAATTAATGAGCCAACCTCGGGTTTTTCTGTTGAGGTAATTCAAATTAAACCGCAGCCTGTTATTGTCTTTAAGCCAACTACCGAAAGGATAGGAATTACTCTGTCAAAACCGCGAGCTTCTTTAACTCTCCAAAGAAGAGTTAAAATTAAGAAACTGACGCTCGATAACGATAAATAATGAAAAGGATTGAACCATGGACAAAGAAAATCTCATAACAATCAACAACGAGAAAGACAACACGCTGTCTTTCGATGTGATGTTTGAAGGCATTGAAGCCGAAGAAAAAACACTTCGTTTGGTCGTGGCGCTCGAAAAACCAAATACCTATCTAATGATGGAATTCGAAACAGCCAACAATAATGCTTATAAGGTTATGATTCCAGCAAAAGTCTTGCCTATCGGCATCCATGAATGTAAGATTGAGGTTGTGGCTAATGAGCACTTTTTTATTGCTATTGAAGGTAATATCAAAGTAACTGGTACCCCGAAGGTTTCTGCTAAACTCAAAGAAGAAATTCTGAAAAAGCCAGATGAACCGAAAGTAACAATTTCAATGCCCGTTATCGTTTCAGAAGAGCCGGAAATAAGGATTGAAGATGGTTCGTCTTCTGTCTCCATAGATGATGCTTCTATACAAGAAGATCCAATAATTGAATCTATTGTCGTTCCGGGTCTCTCTAAAGACGATCAAGTCAAAGGAATTCTCACGGAATTGGGAATTCAATCAAAGCCGAAAACTAAATCATTAAAAACTTATCTTAAGTCTTAAGGATTCCTAGTTTCTCTAGGCTCTCAGAAAGCTTCAATAAATGTTTACAAATACCTGTAACTTCCATTGGGTTTGCGTATGGGCGTCCTTCGGGTGGTGGAGGAGTTTTCCTTCGGTATGGTCCTGGACCTTGACCAAATTGCGTATCCTTCTGGAAGTTCTGCATCCAAAAACGCCAAGCATAATCTAAACATGTACAACTTAATTCAACACCGTGTAGGTCTCGAAAGACCGGAACTATGTGATAGTCCTGCCCGTTCGCTGCTTTGAATGAAACGACATTTTCATTATCAGCATCCTGATAATCAACATCTCTAAAAAGCATACGACTATTGTAGGTGTGGCTTTCGCCTCGAATTGCTGCTTTGACTAAAAGCTTGTATTGTTCGGGGTATGGAAAGAATTCAGTTTTAGTTACATTAACAAGATTTGTTTTATGTTGCCTTGCGCGAGTACGCGGAAATCCTCGCTCAATGTTAGTTGATAATTGGGCTAGATTGTCTTCAAATAGATTTTGTAGAATATTCATCAGTAGGCTCATCCCACGTCAATGTTAATTGCTAGAAACTATTTAGCTCTTGATCGTAGTTTCTATATTATCTTCCTATTCGTTTAATATTTTGTGGGAATTGTGCAAAAGGATCGAATGAGTTGGGGTCTTCTCTATTTGTCCAATTGCCTTGCGCCCCGTTGCCAACAAACGCTGCATTACCAACACTGATCGGCATGCCTTCATCTTTGTCATCATATTCTTCATCATCCAGGTAGCCGTCTTCGTCTACGACATACATGGCATCAAACGCCTCTTGTTCGTATGCAGCGACTTCTTCTAGCATTCTTGTCAACACTAGGTATGCCGATACACAATCGTCTGTAGCGCCGATCTGAGCCTTCCAGGTACCTTCGCGTCGAACGAAATATTTAAGCTCTGTCAAGAGGTCTTTAGAGTAGATTGTGTACTTACTCTTTTCCAAGAGTGCCTTAAAGTTCGCACACGCTTTCATCTTGGATTTTCCTTGGGTCGAAAAGCCTAATTTGTCCTTACCTTCTTCACACAAGAATTCTCCGATGTTTGGCGGCTCTTCATCGAATTGATATAGAGCAATCAAAGCCTGACCAACACCATTATTCTCGACAGAAAAGTATGCTTGACCGCCTACGATTTCGATTCTTCGTAAGATCCATTTCAACGCGAGATACATCGTGGCGTGATCCATGGTATTGAAACGCCATTCGGCGACTTGTTTCAACGATGGGAACTCAACGACTTCCATAGCGGTGAAGTCTTTACCTGTTCCCGTCGCTGGGTCGATAGCGATAAGATAAGTCTTTCCTTTACCTATTTGAGACCAGAATCGAAAACCCTTTTCATTTGGTTCAGGTAATGAAACTTGATCGTTCAATGAAAGAAGGAATCGCGAAGCAATAAGTGTGGCATCAGAACTTAGAAAAATACACTCAAATTCCTGTTGCCATTTTTCCATGCTACCCAAATTCGCGATTTGTTTTCTCTTAAATGTTTCATCACGACCCGGTGGTTCATCCCATTTAACCCAACGCGGATGGAATTCGTTCTTTCTACTTTCTGCTTCTCTCCAAAGCTGAGCAAATAAGTTCGTATCACCATTTGGAGTCGAAGCGATAATACAATTACCACCTGTTGACAATGTTGGTTGAATGGATGTCCAGAATTCATCCTGAATATTATTTTTAACGTGTGCGAATTCATCACAAAATAACAAAGATATTGAAAGACCACGACCTGACTGTTCTGTAGTTGCTTCGGATAAGATTCTCGAATCGTTATCAAAACTTATACTATGTTTGTTCCAGCCGTCTTCCATTACTCCAGGTTTAAGCCAATTTGGCAACGACTCATAGGCATATCGAATACGTTCGATAATTTCCATAGCGTTTGAGTTTTTGTTTGAAACGATAAGAACCGTCTTATCATCATTGAAAATGGTAAACCAAAGTAAGTAAGCACCTACTGTGGTCGTCTTACCGACTTGACGCGATGCTAATAAAATGTTATATTTGTGTTGTTGAAAATTCTGAATCATCTCCCTTTGGAAGTCATATAATTCAAAGGGAACCGAACCCAACAATGGATGTTGAATTCGAACATATTTCACGATAAAA